ATGACCGCCGAGCGCAGAACGTTTCTTCAAGTCGAGCAGTCGGCGTCTCGCCGACGCTGGGTCCACGCCCTGAACCTTCGCGATGAGGCGGCGGCCTCGCGGATCGCGCAGCTTCACGCGATCCCCGAGATGGTGGCTCGCGTTCTGGCGGCTCGGCGCGTCGGACCGGACGAGGCGGCGCGCTTTCTGGAGCCCACCATCCGCGACCTCATGCCGGACCCGTCCAGCCTGACGGATATGGACAAGGCGGCTGCGCGTCTGGCCGACGCGATCGCCCGCCGAGAGAAGGTCGCGATCTTCGGCGACTACGACGTGGACGGCGCGGCTTCCTCGGCCTTGCTGGCTCGTTATCTCCAGCATTTCGGCCTCGACCCCATCGTGCGCATTCCCGACCGTCTGACGGAGGGCTACGGGCCGAATCCGAATGCCATGCGGGACCTGATGGACGGTGGCGCGCGGCTGATCGTAACGGTCGACTGCGGCACGGGCAGCTTCGAAGCGCTGGAGGCCGTCGCCGCGCGGCGGGTCGATCTCATCGTTCTCGACCATCATCAGACGGGCGGCCTTCTGCCGCCCGCCCATGCCATCGTCAATCCGAACCGGCACGACGATCTCTCGCAGCAAGGGCATCTTTGCGCGGCGGGCGTGGTGTTCGTCACGCTCGCGGCCGTATCGCGCGAACTTCGCCGTCGCGGCTACGATCCGTCCAGCCTGCCGCCCCTCATGGACGATCTCGATCTCGTTGCCCTGGCGACGGTCTGCGACGTCGTCCCGCTGCAAGGATTCAACCGGGCCCTGGTGGTGCGCGGGCTGGCCACCATGCGCCATCTCCGCAAACCGGGCATCAAGGCTCTCGCTGAAATCGCGCGCCTGTCCGGTCCGATCGACACGTTCCATCTCGGCTTCCTTCTCGGCCCGCGCATCAACGCGGGCGGTCGCATCGGCGAAGCCCATTTGGGCACAAGGCTTCTCGTAACGTCGGACGATCTGGAGGCGCGGGCGCTGGCCGAGCAGCTCAACCTCCTGAACGCCGAGCGTCAGGCCATGGAACGCGTGATGCTGGACGAAGCCGAGGCCGAGATCCGAACGGAAATTGGGACGGGTGAGGGGCCCTCGGTCCTGATCGCCGCCCGCGCGAACTGGCATCCGGGGATCGTCGGGCTTCTGGCAGCGCGTCTCAAAGAGCGCTTCTCGCGCCCGGCTTTCGCCATTTCCTTCGACGCGACCGGCCGTGGAACGGGATCAGGGCGCTCGATCCCCGGTTTCGATCTCGGGCGCTTCGTGCGGCGCGCGGTCGAGACGGGCATTCTCGTGAAAGGGGGCGGACATGCGATGGCCGCCGGTTTGACGATCGAGCGCGCGCGTCTGGGGGATTTCCGCGCTTTGGCGGAGGAACAGGCCAGCAAGGTCGTTCCGGACCTGATGGCGAGCGATGTCATCGAGATCGACGCGGCCATGTCCGCCTCGGCGCTGTCGTCCGAGACCTATTCGCTGGTGGAGAAGGCAGGCCCCTATGGCGCCGGTCATGCCGCGCCCATTTTCGCCTTGCCGCGACATCGCCTGATCCAGGCGTCCTATGTCGGGACAGGTGGTCACATTCGGATGACATTGAAGGCTGCCGATGGTGCGCAGGCGTCCGCCATCGCCTTCCGGGTCGAAGGGACGCCCCTCGGTGAGGCGCTGATGGCGTCACGAGACAGGGCGATCCATGTGGCTGGGACGCTGTCCATGGACCGCTATGGCGGGCGTGAGAAAGTGACGATGCGGGTCGTAGATATGGCTATCCCGTCGGAGTGACACAGGTTCGGAGCCTGATCGACCAACGATCCTCGCTCAGCCCAAAGTGAGCGAACCCATTGCGTGCCTAGTCGGGCGGACGCCGCAAGACACAAGATAGATCATGTTACGGATGCTTGTGGTACGCCCGAGGGTCGTGCAGTCATTGAGCGAAATCAAAGGTTTGGACAGTCAAACCGATCCGAATAGCTCTACTGAATTCAATGGGGATTTTCCCGGTTCGTCAAATGAAACCGGACCTCCCGCAAACGAAAATGCCGCCCCCTCGGCAAAGGGAAGCGGCATGGATTTCGGTATTCAGTCCGACGACGAACACTCTACCCCCGATTTGGCTGACGCGGCAACCGACACACTTTCATGGTACCTATCGGCGATAGCTGCCGGGGGCACGGAAACGCTCAAGACGAGCGCCGCCGTGATCTACGACCCTGATATCGAAGCCCTCCTGGGTGGCTGTCCCTCGCCCCTGGATCGGCCTATCGGTGTCACGATCTTTCCGAACCAATCGGCGCAGCGGAAGAAAGAGCGGACGGTTTCACTTCGCGAACTCGCGAAGTTCATCGCGCAGACCAACGTTTCGGATGTCACGGATGAGGCGGCCAAGGCGAAACTTCCCTGGTGGAAGCTGGCTCGCTTTGGCGACCAGAAGACGCCGAAAGGGTCGCTTCGTTCGAACGTCAATTTGAAGGCTATCACCGGGGTCGAGATCGATTACGACGCCGGTGCGCTATCGATCGAAGATGCCTGCCGAATGCTGGAGACAGCCGGCGTGTCCGCGCTGGCGTATGAGACTGCTACCAGCCGAACGGACAAACACAAGTGGCGAGTTTTCTGCCCACTTTCGCAGGAACTGCCCGGGTCCGAGCGTGACCGATTGGTCCGCCGTCTCAATGGCCTGTTCGACGGCAAGATCGACCAAGGGGCGAGCTTCACACTGTCGCAGGCGTTCTACTACGGCGGCATCCAAGGCCGTCGCCCGGCCATTGCCTTTGCCGAAGGCCGCTTTCTCGACCTCGCCAACGACCTCGACGCGGGGGCGCTCGCAAAGCAACGCCCGGGTTCGGCCGGCCGTGCGCCTTCTGAAAGGGTGGACGAGTCAGCCCAGCTTGAAGCCATCACGGCTGGCGAGGACTATCACGGCTCGACCATCGCTCTCGCGGGGCGTTGGGCGACCAAGGGCGTTGGGATTGCGGAGGCGCTGGCGAAGCTCCAGGAGGCTTTCGATGCGGTTCCGAAAACAAAGCGCGATGGCCGTTGGACGACCCGGCGAGCGGATATCTTCGGCGTTCTAGCGCACGTCTACGGGAAGGAGTCCAGGAAGGAGCTGCCGGAACCCGTAGACGACAAGTTCAACGAGTCGGAAGAGTTCGAGGCCACCCAAAGCGAAGCGGAGGAGCAACCCCTCGTTGGGTTCGCCCTCGACCATGACGGCGTGATCCGCGCCTTCGAAAAGCGTTATCGCGGTAAGCTGAAATTCGATCACGATGCCGGCCAGTGGTTCCGGTTCGACGGTTCGCACTGGCAGAAGGAGAAGACAAAGCTCGCCCACCACTTCGCGCGGAAAACCTCCACGGAGATGGCGCGGGCCAATCCCAAGGACGGCGCGGTGAAGGCCCTCAAGTCGGTCCCTACCTGGGAGGCCATCGAGCGCGGTGCGCGCACGGACCGTCACTTTGCCGTAACGGCGGACACGTGGGATCGCGACCTTATGCTGCTGGGAACGCCCGGGGGGACGGTCGACCTCCGCACGGGCGAACTGCGGCCGGCTGACCCGGCAGACTATATCAGCAAGGTCACGGCCGTCGCGCCGATCCCGCTGGCCGACTTCATCCCGGAGCGGGACTGCCCCCTTTGGCTCGGCTTTCTCAACCACGCGCTTCGCGAGGACGCGGACGCCATCCGTCTGTTGCAGCAATGGGGCGGCTACAGCCTCACGGGCGACACGAAGGAACAGAAGCTCGTCTTCGCCTACGGCCCTGGCGGTGCTGGCAAGGGGACGTCGATCAACACCATCGGCGACATCATGGGCGACTATACCGTGAACGTACCGATGGAAACGCTGACGGTATCCAAGCATAACGCGCATCCGACCGAGCTTGCGTATTTGGCCGGCGCGCGCATGGCCCGCGCGTCCGAAACCGAAAAGGGGCGCGGTTGGGCAGAGAACCGTATCAAGGTGATGACCGGGCAAGATAAGATCACGGCGCGGTTCATGCACAAGGACTTCTTCGAGTTCAAACCGCAATTCAAGTTGACGATCTTCGGCAACAACGCGCCGGCTCTCAAGGATGTGGACGCGGCGATCCGTCGTCGCTTCATCGTCATGCCGTTCGACAACCCGCCGGCCGAACGCGACCCTGACCTCCCGGAGAAGCTGAAAGCCGAGTGGCCGGCTATCCTGTCGTGGCTCATCGGTGGTTGCCTCGACTGGCAGGAAAACGGGCTTGTGCAGCCCGCCATCGTGACGCGTGCGACGGAGGCGTACTTCGCGGAACAGGACGTGTTCGGGCAATGGCTGGAGGAGGACTGCGAAATCGATCCGTCGTTCGTCGCCAAGACGGACGACCTTTGGCAGTCCTGGCAGAGCTACGCCATGCGATTGGGGGAAGACCCCGGAAGCAAGAAGCGGACTTTCCCCGAGCGTCTTTCCCAGCGCGGGTTCGCGACTGCAAAGGACACTGGCGGCATCCGAGGGCGGGGTTGGCGCGGGGTGCGGCTTACCTCGGACGCGGCTGACTCCGAAGACGAGTGGAGCTAAGCCATTGATCTTACGCGATGTGCGACATGTGCGACATCTATTCCTATTACCCCCTATCGCGCGCGCACGCACACATATTGGCCCCGAGTTGGATCACATGTCGCACATGTCGCAAACCCCAGGCCCGACTAGCGCGTGGGTCCCTCCTGGCCGCCGCCCACCGGGGGGAGCGCGGAGCCGCAAGGCTTCCCGCCATGCAGAATTTTTGAATCGGAAGTGTCGCTGATGACGACGTTCGCGCCTGACATTGAAGCCCTGCTGGGCGGCGGGCCGCTGCCGGCTCCGAAAAAGGGGCCGACCCTGCGGAAGACGGACGAACTCAACGAAGCCCGCGCCCGGGCCGCCCGTGCGACCGCCGCCAAAGCCGAGTTGCAGACGGCCAAGCTGGCCGGTGAGCTTCTGGAGGTCGCGGCCGTGCGTACCGCTTGGGCTGATATCGCCCATGCGATCCGGGCTGGAATGCTGGCGATCCCTGGCCGTCTGACAGGACAGGGCGTGGACGCGGCAATTGTCCGGCTGGTGGACGCGGAAATCCGGTCCGCTCTGGAGGCCCTAGCAGATGCTTGACACCCTTCGCCGGGAAACCCTCCAGGCGCTCCGGCCGCCCCAGAAAATCGCTCTGTCCGACTGGTGCGAGGCGAACGTCCATTTGCCGTCCAGCCTATCCAGCCAACCGGGCCGAATGCGGCTTTGGCCCCACCAACGCGCCATTGCGGACTCGATTGGCGACCCGACCGTGGAGCGGGTTTCAGTGCTCAAGTCCGTCCGCGTGGGCTACTCGCAACTCCTGACGGCTGCTATCGGCCACTATGCCGCGAACGATCCAGCTTCCATTCTGGTCGTGCTGCCGGCCGACGCGGACTCGCGAACGTTCATGACGGGCAACCTGGAGCCCGTCTTCGCGGAGTCCCCTGCGCTCCGATCCGTTGTCTCCAGCGACCCAAAGGGCCGCGATATCATGCTGGAGCGTCGCTTCCCCGGCGGGTCCCTTGCGCTGGTCTCGGCGCGCTCGCCCCGCAACCTTCGCGGCCGGACGGCGCGTGTGCTGTTCCTGGACGAAGTGGACGCATTCGAAATCGATGTGCGGGGCGAAGGCGACCCGGTGATGCTGGCCGAACGGCGGACGCTCTCATACGGAGATCGGAAGATCGTCATGGGCTCGACGCCCGTGGATGAGGCGACCTCCCGCATCTGCCGCGCCTATGGTGCGAGCGACCAGCGCGTCTACGAGGTCCCATGCCCGGCGTGCGGGACGTTCACCGAACTGGCCTGGGGCATGATCGAATGGGAAGCCGACCGGCCGGAGACGGCCGCTTTCCGTTGCCCGCATTGCGACGCCCTCGTGCCGGCAATGGAAAAGCCCGGCATGGTCGCGAAGGGGCACTGGCGGGCGACCCGACCCGAGGTCGTCGGGCATCATGGCTACCGCTTGAACGCGCTCGTGTCTCTCCTGCCGAACGCGGCTTGGGGCAAGCTCGCCGCCGAGTTCCTTGTGGCGAAACGATCCACCGAGACGTTGAAGACCTTCGTCAACACGCTCTTGGGGGAGCCCTGGCGCGATCAAAGCGACGGGCTCGACGAAGGGGCTCTGGCGAGCCGTGCCGAACCGTTCGGGCTCGACGCCATCCCGCCGGAGGTCCTGGTCGTGACGGCCGGGTGCGACGTGCAGGACGACCGCGTGGAGATCACGACGACCGGCTGGACCAAGGACGGCGACGCCCTCGTGCTCGCCCATGAGGTCGTTTGGGGCGAGCCGGGACGCACCGAGACTTGGGCGGAAGTGGACGACCTTCTGAAACGCTCCTGGCGGCATCCTGGCGGCGGTCTCCTGCGTGTGGATGCTGCGATCGTGGACTCAGGCTCCGGCGGCCATACCGATGCCGTGTACGGGTTCTGCAAGCCGCGCACCGGCCGGCGCGTGTTCGCAGGTAAGGGCGTGGCCGGCTTCCAGCGCAAAGCCGTGGAGCCATCGAAGGCCCGCGATATCCGGCTCATGTTGGTAGGCGTGGACACGATCAAGAATGAGATCGTCAACCGTCTCCAGGCCGGCCGCACCGTTCGCTTTGCGGACGCGCTGTCCGACACATGGTTCGAACAGTTGGCCGGCGAGCGGCGGATCGTGAGGCATGTGCGTGGGCACCCAGTCCGCGCGTTCGAGCGTATTCCCGGCCGACGTGTGGAAGCCCTCGACTGCCTCGTTTATGCGTTCGCCGCGCGCCGGCTTGTCTCGCTAGACCTAGAGCGGCGAGAGGACGAGGTTGCGACGCCTACGCTGCCGGCCCGCAAGGCGTCCTTGGTGCGTTCGGCATGGCTTGATGGACGCTGATGGTATCGAACCGAGGCCGCGCACCGACGGCGAACCTGAAGGGTCCGTCTAGTCGCATCGCTTTCTTATCTGCGAGATCGCCTTAGGAAGCATCTTCTGGGTAATGCTGTTCCATCCATTCTTTTGCGATGTTGGACAGTTGGACCGTTCTATCTCTGGTGAGTGCAGCCATCTCCGACGCCCAAATAAGAGGATGCATGCTGCCGCCTTCAACCTGCCTTGCTACTAGGTCTGCATGCGATCTTGCGAACTCCTCCCAAGATTCCTGCATTGCGAGCACTTCTGAAACGTTGATGCGCGGTAGTGCCGAAACGCTTTCTACAGCCTTTTCCATCAATTCCTCCTCGCCCCGAAGGTTCTCCGCAGCAGACATATTCATTGCCAGCTGCGTCCTTGGAATCGATCCATGGATTGTTTCAATGACGCACCAATCGGTTGCCTCAATGAACGCCTGGGTCGCATCAAAGAAATCTGGAAGACGCTTGAAGTCGAGGGCAGCCGCCGCAGGTAGTTCGTGCGTTAGTACATGACGGACAGTAAAAATACTACTGAGGCAAGCCATTGTTTTAGAGTAGTCTTGAAGGATAGCAGGTAATGGCCATGAAGCTGCATCCTCCGACCAGCGCTCATGGACTAACCTCAGCTTCTCAGAGTATCAATCTATTAATGTATTCAGTATTTTGAAGACCGCATCAATATCATTGAGTGAAACGTTGTGTGCTACAAAATCTCCAATGGTCAACGATTTTCGATTGAAGTGGGCGGCAAATGAGAATTCGATCTTAGTATTTTTGACGAGCGACTCTGCACGTTGAAACGCGCGATCATCGCCGTCGACCAGTTCGGAGATTACCTCTCGTAGGAACACTTCTAAGATCGTGACTAAACGGATCGGAACGAACTCGAGATAACGAGGCGCAACTCTTTCGAGCCCCCCTGCCTCACGCCGTAATTCTTCAACTTGCGAAATTAGGCCAGACGCAGAACGACCCCGCTCACCTCGGCGAAGGTTCCATGCGATAATCTGCTCTGGCGATGATCGTCTCATAGCGTGACGTTATCCGGGAATCGGATCGATTCCCATTCATTCGCGTCCGCGTTTAAACCTTCGGAATGCTCTTCCCAGCTTTTCGGTCCGCGATATACGCCGCAACGGCGTCGGGGTGCACGAAGCGCGTGGCAAATCCGTTTGCATAACGCCGCTTCACCGTGCCGAGCAAGCAGTGCGGCGCGTACAAATGACGCGTCTGAAGCGACGGATAGAAGCCGTCCCGACCACTTAAAAGCGTGTCTACATCGACCCAATAACGGCCGTCTTGCGTGCGCGGAACTGTAACGAAGCAAGGCATGACAGTATCTCATACAGACTCGCTCGGCGGCGGCCGAGGACGAGTCGACCGCCGCCGAGGCTGTTTGGGGGCGTTCGTCGATCCCCAGATGCCCGGCACGAACTCTGGAAGAAGGAGCCGGACGATTCCAAGTGGCATGGTTTGACGCATTGCGTCAATACGACTCGACGAGTCGAGATTGCGGTCGTATAACGACATGGCCGACCTCAGAGGATCACGCCATGCCCACGACGTCCGTCAAACTCGCCAACCGAATCTGCCGTCATCTGGGCCTCGACGAGGACGCCAAGCAGCGGCTTCACCGCACCTTTCGCAACATCGTAACGCGGGAGATCGTCCCTGGAACCGTGGACCCGGACGACGCTCGTGGGACGATCCAGCTTGACGACGACGCCGCCGCAACGGCCGTCCTTCTCGTGCCACTCGCCGACATGGCCGTGGACGCACGCGGGCTTCGGGAAGTGTCGCAAGCGCTCCTTCGCGCCGATCACCTGACCGGTGAGAAAGAGCCGCCTATCGAACGCGCCATCGCGGCGACCCGCGCTGGCAAGTCCGTCACGCTCCTGGTGGAACTGCGTTGGGTCGCGTCCAGCGCTGTCGCGTCTCGCAAAGTCCGGCTGGTGATCGAAGGCGACGCCGAAGCCCCCGACGCCAAGCGCATCGCGAAGGCATGGCGCGACGCCTTCACGCTCGAACTGGCGCGCATCGAAGTGCCGGCCTCGACGTGGCTGCGCATGTATCTCGCGGACGACGCGGCGTAACTATGGCCGTCCGTCTCCCGTCCTTCTTCGGCTTCCTGAACCGCGCCGATCGCCGCGCGCCGGCCGTTCGTCACTTCGAGGCGGCCGGCGGTGGCCGGCGTTGGGGCGGGACGCCGCACTTCGGCCGGACCTCGACGGAAGTGGCGGCGGCGACGGCCACGGTGCGCTCGCGCGCACGCCATGCCCATGCCAATCATCCCTACATTGCCAACGGCGTCGCGGCCCTTGTGACGGGACTTGTCGGGGCCGGTATCACCCCTACCTCGCAGCACGCCGACGCCGACAAACGTGCTCGCCTTGCAACCCTGTTCGACGCCTTGAATGTCGACCTCGACCACGACGGCCGAACGGATGGCTACGGGCTCCAAGCAGCGGCCGTGCAGGCGATGGTCGTGGACGGGGAGTCCTTCGTGCTCATGCGGCACGACGCCGACGACCGGCTGACCCTGCAAGTGCTACCCGCCGAGCTATGTGACGAGTCCCTTACCCGCACCACGGCCGGCGGCTACATCGTCAACGGCGTCGAGTTCGACGCGGACGGCCGGCGTATCGCCTATTGGCTCCTCCCGCACCGCCCGACCGACGCCTTCGCCGGTAACGCCGCCCCCGCGCTGCGGGTGGACGCAGCCGACGTGATCCATTTGTTTCGGCCGCTAGCTGCCGGACAGGTGCGCGGCCTTTCTTGGCTCGCGCCCGTACTTCTGACCGCCACCGAGTTCGACAAGCTGTCCGACGCGCTCGTAATGAACGCGCAGGTGCAGGCCATGTTCGTCGGCCTCGTGACGGACGTGAACGGCACGGCCGGCGGCAACCTGTTCGACGGCGACCAGACGGGCAACATCCTTGAGACCGGCTTGCAGCCCGGCACGCTCCAGTTCTTGCCCTCCGGCTATGACGTGCGCTGGAGCACGCCCCAAGCAGCCAACCAAGCCGTCGAGACCGCCCGCCTGACGCTTGAGGCCATCGCCGCCGGCCTGGGTGTGCCGGCCCATCTCCTGTCGGGCGACCTCCGGCAGGCGAACTATTCGAGCCTTCGCGCCGCGCTCGTCAGCTTCCGTCAGCGACTTGAGGCTGTGCAGTTCCACACGATCATTCCCCAGCTTTGCCGGCCCGTCTGGGAGAGGTTCGTCTCCACCGTGGTGCTTCTGGGCGACCTCGAACTGGACGACCCGCGCGACGGCTTCCCCTGCGAATGGCTCCCGCCGGCCCAGCCGTGGGTGGACCCGCTCAAGGATGCCGAGGCGACGCGCGAGATGATGGCGGCTGGCCTCATGTCGCGCCGGCAGGCGGTTGCGGCCCTTGGCTACTCTATCGAGCGCCTGGACGTCGAGATCGCCGCCGATCGCGCGCGGGAAGCCCGCTTGGGCCTTTCCTTCGCCACGCCAGCGAAACTCGACAAACCGGAGCCTGCCGAATGAGCCCGCGTCCTCGTCCCTTTGAGCGGAAGACCGCTGCTCCGACGCCTCGCCGCCAGCGTGACGACGTGAGCATTGAGCCCGGCGCGATCACCGGAACGCTTCCGCCCATGCTGCATCGTTCGGCGCTCGCCACCGGGACGTTCGACGACGGGGCCTACGCCATCCGCGCCCTTGTGGCGACCGCTCATCCGGTGCGTCGGCAGGATGTACGCGGGCCGTTCCTGGAGGTTCTGGACCCGGCTGGCGCGCAACTGACCGACGACCTCGACGTGCCGTTCCTCGACGCACACAACCAGCGATCGGCCCGCGCCACCATCGGCCGCGCCTACGCCTTCGCCCGCGAGCCGGACGGCATTGCCGCGTCCCTCCGCTTTTCGGTTGCCGCCGACGTCGCGCCCCTCGTGGAGCGTGTGAAGGACGGAACCGTGCGGGCCTTCTCTGTCGGCTACCGCGTCCTGAACTGGCGCGAGTCGAAGACGGCGACGGGCGAGCGCGTCCGCACCGCGACTGCCTGGGTGATCCAGGAAGTCTCCCTCGTGCCGATCCCGGCCGATCCCAACGCCCGCAAAAGGAGTGCAGCAATGGATGAAGAACTCGACACGCTCGACGTGATGCCGGAGGCGGACCAGACCGCCATCCGGTCAATCGGCGAGACCCTGGACCTACCCCCGAGCGCGGCCGAGGAACAAATCACGGCCCGCGCGACCGTGGCGGAAGCCCGTGCGGCGTTGCGCACGCGCGCCTTGGAGGGGATGCGCCAGCGTTCCGCTTCGACTCGCATCCGCGTCCAGAACCCTGGCCCGTCGCCGGAAGAAACCCGTGCCGCTCGTGAAGAGGCTCTGGCCTGCCGCATGAACGGCCAGACGCCTTCGGAAGCCGCGCGCCCCTACATGGCCCTTCGTCTTCTGGACCACGCGACGGACTCGCTTCAGGCGGCCGGCATCTCGACGCGGGGCATGGCGGCCGACGACGTGTTCGTGCGGGCCGGCACCCACACGACCTCCGACTTCCCCCTGCTGGTGTCCAACGCCATGGGGAAGGTCGCGCAGGAGGCTTACAAGGCGGCCGAGTCGCCCCTGCGTCTCCTGTGCAAGCAGCGCAACCTATCGAACGTCAAGCAGTCCACCGCGATCCGTCTTGGCGAGCTTGGCCGTCTTGAGCCGCTGTCCGAGTCGGGCGAGTTTCGCAACACGACCCGCGCCGAGAATGGTGAAGGCTTCGCGCTGGACACCTACGGCCGCGCTATCAATGTCTCCCGCAAGCTCATGGTCAACGACGACCTGAACTTGCTCGGCGACATGAACGCCGCGTTCGGCGAGGCCGCTGCGCAGACGGAGGCCGACCTTCTGTTCGAGACGCTGACGGGCAACCCGAAGCTGTCGGATGGCAAAGCTGTGTTCCACGCCTCGCGCGGTAATATCGGCACCATCCCGACCGATGGCTCGACGGCTGGCATCACTGTTGCGTCGCTCAATGAGGCCCGCCGCGCCATGCGTGGCCGCAAGGGGCTGGACGGTCGCACGCTCATCTCGGCGACGCCGAAGTATCTCCTGGTCGGGCCGGAACGGGAAACCGAGGCGGAGGCCATGCTGGCGGAACTGTCGGCCTCGACGATCGCCGACGTGAACCCGTTCGCCGGCAAGCTCCAGCTTCTCGTGGAGCCCCGGATCGAGGACGGCCGCTGGTATATCTTCGCCGATCCCGCGCGTCTGCCCTGCCTCCAGTTCGGGTATCTGGCGTCGGCCCCCGGCGTCCAGATTCAGCGTGCGGAAGCCTGGGACGTGCTGGGCGCGAAGTTCCGCGCGTGGCTCGACTTCGGTTGCGCTTGGCTCGACTGGCGCGGCGCGCAGTTCAACGCCGGGGAGTAATGATGCGCCTTCTCCAGCCGCACATTCCCATCGAACGTGAACGGCTTCTGCGCTGGAGGGACGAGCTTGTGGAAGCTCGCCTCTCCGGCGTCCGAGAAATCCAGGACCAGAACGGCGAGCGCATCCGCTACGCCAGCGACGCCGAGATGGCCCGCGCCATCGCCGCCGCCGACCGCATGATCGCCGACGCTACCCGGCGGCCGGCATCCACCATCCGCTTCGCAACCTCGAAAGGTCTCTGACATGGCGCAAGCACTCACCCACTACGTCGCGGTTCGGCCGGTCGTGGTGGCGACCGGGGACCACTGTTCGTCCGAACTGGTGGAGGCTCAACCCGGCGACGTGTTCCCGGCCTCCGGCCTGACCGAAGACGACGCCGACGACTATCTCTAGGCCGGCTGGATCAAGCCCGCCTCCAACACAAAAGGGCACTAGCCATGAAGAACTACGTTCAGAAGGGCGAGAACATCACCGTTCCCGCTCCTGCCGCCACCATTTCCGGCGATCCCGTCCTGATCGGGAGCTTGTTCGGCATTGCGGCCGGTGACGCGCTGAAGGGCGAACCGCTCGACCTCGTGACGACCGGCGTTTTCACACTGCCGAAGGTCAGCACGGATGCCGTCGAGATCGGGGACGAACTGTTCCTGAACGACGCGGGTCTCGTCACCACGACGGCCGGCGCCCGCATCGGCGTCGCCGTGAAGTCTGCCGCCAACCCGTCGGGCGAGGCGGAAGTCCGCCTTACCGGCTTCGTCGTCTGACCTGTGGATAACCCTCGACCGCCCCGCAGGCGGTTGACTCCCACATGATTCTATAGAGTTCTATGGCAATCCCCAATTCGGACCAATTGAGTCCCATGCACCGTGAGGTTGCCATGGACTCCCGTAAGCACGCCGTCCCCCTTCCGCAGGCCCGTGGACTCAACCGCGTCCAGGCTGCGCACTACGTCGGTGTGTCTCCCGCATACTTCGACCAACTGGTCCAGGCGGGGTCAATGCCCCAGCCCAAGCGGTTCGGCACGCGCACCATCTACGACTTGCGGGCGCTGGACATCGCTTTCGACCTCCTGGGCGACGACGCGGTTCCGAATGAGTGGAGCGCCGTCCTCCAGGCGTGAGCGACACATGCGCAAGAACCCACCATACGTACAGCAATTCGTGGACAAGACCGGCCGGGCACGATTCTACTTTCGCCGCCCCGGACACGCCCGGGTGCCGCTGCCCGGCCTGCCTTGGTCCCCGGAGTTCATGGCGGCCCACGAAGCGGCAGTGAAGGGGGAACCGCTGGCGATCGGCAAGGTGACACCCGGCACCATCGACGCCCTTTGCGTCGCCTACTATGCGTCGGCCAATTTCCGCACCCTTCGCCCGATTTCCCAGCGCGGCTATCGCGGTGTCATCGAGCGCTTCCGCGCGGAACACGGGAAGAAGACTGTCGCCAACCTCCAGCGCGAGCATGTGAAGGCGATCCTCGCGAAATTGTCCGATCGGCCGGCGGCGGCGGATCGTCTACGCAAGATGCTGAAGGTGCTGATGGCCTTCGCTGTCGACTCCGGCCTGCGCCGCGATGATCCGATGATCGGCGTGCGCAAGATCGGCAAGTCGACCAGCGGCTTTCATACCTGGACAGAGGAAGAGATCGCGCAGTTCGAGGCGCACCACCCGGTAGGGACCCGCGCCCGCATCGCATTCGACGTTCTCCTTTGGACCGCACTCCGGCGCGAGGACGCCCGCCTTTTGGGCCGGCAGCATGTACGGGGAGGGCGCATCGTCTTCCGTACATCCAAAACCGGAGCCGAGATCACCATCCCGATCCGGCCCGAGCTTGCCGCGTCGATCGCGACCGTCCCCACTGGACAGATGCTGTTCCTCGTGTCGGGCGATGGCCGCGACGTGCCGCTGACTGTGGGCGGCTACGGCAACAGATTCAGAGATTGGGTCAAGGCCGCCAAGCTGCCCGCCGGCTGCGCGCCGCACGGGCTGCGCAAAGCGGCCTGCCGCCGTCTCGCGGAAGCGGGATGCTCGGCAAGCGAGATCATGGCGATCAGCGGCCACAAGAGCCTGTCGGAAGCGCAGAAGTACGTGGAAGCCGCGAACCGCCAGAAGCTCGCGGACAACGCCTTCGGGCGCGTCGCGACTGTCAAAACCAGTGGTCCGGTTTGACAAATCAACCGCTAACTAACTGACGAGAAAGGAAAATAAAATGGGAGTGGTACGCCCGAGGGGAATCGAACCCCTCTCTCCACCGTGAAAGGGTGGCGTCCTAACCGATAGACGACGGGCGCGGACAAGGGCGTCTATAAGGTGAGTCGCGTGTTATGGCAAGCCATTATTGCACTTCAAAGACGAACCGCCGCTCGGAAAGCGGCACTCAGAAGGAGCCCGAGCCAAACTCGGAAGTACGCTTGAATGGCCTGAGACCGACAGAAGAGTGGTACGCCCGAGGGGAATCGAACCCCTCTCTCCACCGTGAAAGGGTGGCGTCCTAACCGATAGACGACGGGCGCGGACGAAGGTCTCTATAAGGTGAGTCGCGTATTATCGCAAGCCATCATTGCAATTCGAAGACGCGCCACCGCTCGAAAAACAACGCTCATAACGAGACCGAGCCAAACTCGGAAACACGCTTGAACGGCTTGATATGCGAAGAATGTGGTACGCCCGAGGGGAATCGAACCCCTCTCTCCACCGTGAAAGGGTGGCGTCCTAACCGATAGACGACGGGCGCGGACAAGTGTTCCTATGCAAGGAAGGCCGCAGATTCGCAAGCCCCCTTGCGAGTGAAAATCACCCGGTTCGGCGCATGCCTCGGCACGGCCAATTCCAATCCCGGCGCGGGCCGACATCGATATGGATGGAGGCCGTATGGCAATAGGTCCCGACGCCGCCGCGCACGGGCAGCGCGCGCACGAAGCGAGCCACTTCCTGTCCATTGACGCCCGGCACATGAAGGTCGGCGGCCTTGCATTGCATATGCAACGATGCCTTCGCGCCGTTGACGCGCCGATTATGCGACGGTGAACGGAAGCCTGACGTGATGACCACCTTCTGATGAAAGCGCGTCTCGATCTGCGAGATCAGCGACATCAGATTGGAGTCGAAGCAATTCGTCACGACGTCTTCCCGCTGGATCAGAAGGCCACTCGGCGCGAGGCGTGCGATGCCGCTGAGCGACGCCAGCTGATAGCTGTCTCCGAGATCGTCGATCAGTTCCGAATCCACCGACGCGCGCTGGCCGATTTCGAAGAGGGACTTGGGGTTGACGCCGGGAAGCCCATTGTCGGCCGGGCTCTGCTTGTCGTCGCTTCCCGCCTGATGAATGATAACCCGCTTGCTCTTGGTGCGATCGGCGTTGCGCAAGGGGACCTTGGCCTCGGATTGCGTATAGAGAGATGCGTAAAGAGAATGATCGGCTTCCGGCCCGCCGCTGCGCGGCTGCGAGAAGGCGGTAACGACCGGCGCCGAAAGTGGCGTCAGCAGGCTGCGCGATTTGGCGTCTGCCGGCCGATCGGCGGTCGCCACCTGCATTGGCGCCTGACGATCCGCAGGGGCGGGCGCTGCGATCGATTTGGCGATATCGCCCGACGCCACCTTTCGGAGCGTCTCCGCCTGTTTTTTGGCCGGTTCCACTGGACTGGGCGCTGCCACCTCAGGAGGGCTGGTGACGTCGGGCCCCGACTTTCCATCCGATTGGATGATCGATGCGATGTCCTTGGGTTCGTTCGCCTTCGGGGTATGAGAGAATCCGAAGGCCGATGTTTCATCGACAGCGGACACACACCCCGTCACCAGGGACGAGGCACTCGCGAGGCCCGCGACAATCCAAACGCAACGCGCTTGTCGCCAGTAACTCTTGGTCGTCAATCGCTCGTCCACCCTTTGATGCGTCGCAGAACCGGCGTCTTAAAAAAGAGCGCCGATCCGAGGATCGGCGCGACCGGCCTTGCAAGCGTCTCAAGTTCCCATGCGCCCGCCTGTTCGGCGCAGCTCCTGACATGGAGAAACATTAACACCGAATGAAGCCGTGTGCCACTACTCGGCGTC